TGCCGTTCAGGTGAAGAATCCTCTCCGCCGGTGCTGTTTCCGTCGGTGCCAGATTCGTCCATTTCCAGAACTTCTTCATCAGTTTCGTTTTCCTTTCCGGTAGTATTTATGTTATCGGCGAAGGCTCCGGCGTTTTTCATCGGGAGCATATTACCGTTAATCAGATAAAGGTCACCGCCTTCCTCCTCGGGAATCCGGTCGAGATTCTCCAGTTCGCGGATATCGTTCGCAGACATCCATCCGTTCTGCCGACCGACAGCGTAACCCTGCATACGGGACTGATAGTCCCCACGAAGCAGTCCTTCCAGATTGAACTTGGCGAAATACTGTACCTTTTCTTCGGTACTCAGCAGTGACCGCTGAATGGACTGTTCCCACCGGATCACCCAGGGATCGAGCGTGTACTTCACGAATTCAAGGGACTGCTGTTCAATATTGGAAAAGCTCGACTTCTCCAGGTCACCGACCATATGCGGCGGGACGCGGAAAATTCGGGCAATTTCGTTGATCTGGAATTTTCGGGTTTCCAGAAACTGTGCCTGTTCGGGCGCAATGCCGATCGGCGTGTACTTCATGCCTTCCTCAAGCACAGCGATTTTGTTCGCGTTTCCGCTGCCGCCGAAGGTGGACTGCCAGCTTTCACGCACACGGGCAGGATCCTTGATGGTACCTGGATGTTCCAGAACACCGCCCGGAGCTGCGCCGTTGGCGAAGAACTTCGCGCCGTATTCCTCGCAGGCGATCGCCATGCCGATGGCGTTTTTCGCCATTGCGATGGGACTGTAGCCGACCAGACCGTCGAAGCCGAGTCCGGGGATGTGCAGGACATCGGTTGGGCGGAGAATGACGATATTGTCGCGTTCACGGTATGCTTCATCCGAGCCGCGATAGTAGCTGTAGTAAAGCTGACCGGAAGAATCACGCTCAACCGTCATTTTGTTCGGCATGAGCGGATACAGTGCGACAATCTCGTTTTTTCCATTTCGGATGATCTGCGAGTAGGCGTTACCCCACAGGAGCAGATGTGTCATGAGAGTTTCGCGGAAAACAAAGGAACTCATCTCCGGATTCGGCTCATCGTGGAGTAGGTGGTACAGCGGATGATCAATAGCTTTGGTTTTACCGCCGTCATCAGTGTAGCGGTATAGGTGCAGCGGCAGACCCGCCACAGCTTCTGCGAGGATTCGGACACAGGAGTACACGGCAGTCATCTGCATGGCGGAGCGTTCGGTCACGGTTTTGCCGGATGTTGTGCCGCCCATGAAAAAGCTGTAGCTGCCGCCGACGGTGCGGTTCTGGGGCTTATCACGGGAACGGAACAGGCTTGTGAATATGGACATTTGGGTATCTCCTTTGAAAAATACTGATTTTTGGCCCTTGAATACTCAACTTCCCCTTAAAATCATGCTCAAATTAAGGGGAAGTTGATAGGTGTAAGGGAATGCCGGGACAATAATCTCACAGAAACAATATCCCACGCGAATCATACACACTTTCCGAAACATCATTCCCACAGCGAATCGCTCTGTCCAGTGCCATAATCGTGGCAACGGCACCGTCGATCTTCTCTGTGGATTTTTCTTTGTCCGGCTTGATGTTGCCTGCCGGGTCGGTGCGGATGAAAATATTGTCCATCATCCAGTGAAGCACCGGATGTCCGCCGTGAGAAATCTTTTCCTCCAAAACCAACTTCATCAGTTCTTTCGTCGGCGGAGACATATCCTTGAATCCCTGACCGAACGGAACCACGGTGAATCCCATACCCTCAAGGTTCTGCACCATCTGTACGGCTCCCCAACGGTCAAAGGCGATCTCACGAATGTTGAACAGTTCGCCGAGTTTTTCGATGAAGTTCTCTATGTAACCGTAGTGAACCACATTTCCTTCGGTTGTCTGGAGATAGCCTTGCCGTTCCCATACATCATATGGTACATGATCTCGCCGGACGCGGAGTTCCAGATTATCCTCCGGAATCCAGAAATACGGCAGAATCACATACTTGTCATCCTCATCTTCCGGCGGGAAGACCAGAACAAACGCCGTGATGTCTGTCGTGGATGACAGGTCAAGACCGCCGTAACAGACACGACCTTCCAGATCATCCTCGTTCACAGCAAAGGAACACCGATCCCACTTGTCCATCGGCATCCAGCGAACAGCCTGTTTCACCCACTGATTGAGTCGCAGCTGACGGAAAGCATTCTCCTCTCCTGGATTCTGCTTTGCGGATTCACAAGCATCCCGAACCTTGTCGATACCGACCGTAATACCGAGGGAAGGGTTCGCTTTCTTCCAGACTTCGGGATCAGTCCAGTCATCAGATTCATCTGCCCCATAAATCACCGGATAGAATGTGTGATCGATCTTGCGTCCTTCGATGATGTCTTTCGCTTTCTGGTGGATTTCATAACAAATGGACTTCGTATCATTACCCGCTGTCGTAATCAGGAAGTAAAGCGGCTGCATTCGTGCATCGCCGGAACCTTTTGTCATGACATCGAACAGTTTCCGGTTCGGCTGGGTGTGCAGTTCATCAAACACCACCCCATGCGTGTTGAAGCCATGCTTATTGCCGACATCAGCGGAAAGCACCTGATAGATGCTGCCGGTTGGAATGTAAATCAGCCGCTTCTGCGATTCCAGAATTTTCACTCGTTTCGACAGAGCCGGACACATCCGAACCATATCGGCAGCTACGTTGAAGACAATGGACGCCTGCTGTCGGTCAGCGGCACAGCCGTAAACTTCAGCACGTTCTTCGCCGTCACCGCAAGTCAGGAGAAGCGCAACAGCGGCGGCGAGTTCGGACTTACCTTGCTTTTTGGGGATTTCAATGTAAGCGGTATTGAACTGACGGTATCCGTTCGGCTTGATCGTGCCGAAGATGTCACGAATGATCTTCTCCTGCCAGTCGATCAGTTCAAAAGGCTTCCGCGCCCATGTACCTTTCGTGTGGCACAAGCTTTCGATGAAGGCAACGGCGAAATCCGCAGCGGATTTATCGTAGTGGGAATCCTTCGCCATGAATTCCGTGGGTGTATATTTCTTCAGCTTTCGGATAGGCACCACCTCCAAAATGGCATAAAAATAGCCGCCACCATATTTGGTGCGACCGTCGTATACGAGGAACAGAGCCTCTCGGCTCATGCTCCGTTGTTGTTTTTTCAGTTGTAATCCTTCATCAGGATCGCCAGGGCGGTTTCAGTGTCTGCGTCAACCGGTTCGATGTCCCACTCTCTGTCGTAATTACACACGATTTCGCCGTTCCGCTTGAGCATCAGCTTGGAAATCCGTCCTTTGTCGATGCCGAATGCCGAGGTTTCTTCGTAATGCTTGACCCAGTAATGGAAAATGCTCTTGCCGATCTTGATTGTTCCTTCGTTCCACATGGTTCGTACCTTCTCAATATCCCGCCTTGGTGACCTGCTTTTCAACCCGTTCCATCAGCCATTCCTTGCCGCAGAAGCGGATGTCCCTGAGGTAGGCTTCCGCCGCTTTGCCGAAAATGTTTGCGCTTTCCAAGAAAATCTCGGTGAGGGCGAGGTCGTAGATCTGGTTGACCAGGAAGTCGTGATCATCGAGGGTTGCCTGTGCTTCCTGATATTCTTCGGAATCTTCGGGGTAGTCCTCCATGGTGTTTTCCAGTCCGCCGATCAGGTAGTTGGCTGCGTTGCGGATGTTGTAGAAGGCTTTCTTCTGCTGTGCGTTCATTTCGGAAATTTTCATGTTCTGATCCTCCGGAAAAATGTGGTGTTGTCCTTTCGGTGTACACATATTACCTCTAACTCGGTAGAATAGCAAGTCATTTCGGAGATATATACTACACAATCATTCGGAGGGGAAACTGTATATTTTACAGCGTATCTTTCGGTATGACAACATTAGAATCCGGCTGCAGAATGTCAAGCATCATTTTTCCACCGAGACGGAAACCGGACTCAAACGCATCCGCTTCCAGAATGGAACTGTACTGGTAGAGGGTATCAACGATTTCCTCAAGTCGTTCGGTATCCTCGGGACTGAGGTGTTCCTTCCAATTTTCGACCAGTTTGCCGACACGGTTGGATGCCTTTCGCAGGTCAGAATCGTTGGGAACGAAACGCTCCCAGGGATGCAGTTCACCATAGAAGAGCTGCCGGATGATTGTTTTCTCAGTCATCGTTCCGACCTCCTTTGAACGCAGACGAACCTGTCAGATTCCGCAGCAGTATCTTCCGTTCCGTCTTGTACTCCGCTCCGATAAATCCAAGCCGCAGGAGGAAGCACCGGAATGCGTATTTCTCGTTATCAGTCTTCTTCTCGCAGGTATTGATCCGCTTCTGATTCCGAGCCATATCGCAGAGCGCGGTGATAAAGTGCATATACGCCTGCAGTTCCTCCGGTGTGGAATCCTCAGAAAACCACGGGAAGTCGATCCTGTCATCGATCCGGTTGATGGGCAGTGCTGTGATTCCGAGAGCCTTTTTGATGAGTTCACTCTTGGCTTCGACCAGAGCGTGAAGGTTACGGAGAGATTGTTCGGTGAAAGCAGCCGCCGGCATCTGAATGGAAATTCCGTGATCCACTTCGGGTTCCGGTTCTTCCTCTATCTCAGCGGTGAAACCGGCATCCTCAAGGTGGCTGAGCAGGGAAGGCGGAATTTCACTCTCCTCACAGATCAGCGTTCCTTCCTTTGTGAGGGTGTACACCCCAATCACATACGCGCAAGTCGGCATGTACTGGTACTCTGCTCTGCACTGCGTGAATTCGCTGATCGCCGCCGCCAGTTTCTTGCGGTCGGGTCCGGTTGCGTTGAATCTCAGTTCCATTTTCCATCCCTCCATTGTGTGCTGTCCGTCCATCCGAAGAGGAACCGGATTGCGTCCGAAAATCCTGCCCGGTAGTAGAAATTGATCGTTTCGCCATCTAGCAGAAGATAAGCATCTTCGCAGGCGTTATAGATCAGTCTCTGTTCGTCGTTCAGCGTATTCCGGAGTGCTTCTGTTCTTCTGGCGAACTGTGAGTAAGCATCTGTCACAGATTCCGGTTCTGTGAGGTGGTGCGCGTTGATCCGCTCCAGAATCAGTTCTTCCAGAGCATCGTACAGATTGTTTTTGTCCATGAAAAATCCCCTTTCTAATTCGGTAGTATATATATCACTCTGAACTACAGAAATAGCAAGGGGTTTGCGGCAGATATATGACATTCTGCGATATGCACAAAGGGCGAAACGCTTGTAATGCAGGCAGGCTTATGATATAATTGAATAACGGTAAATCAGAATTTGACGAAGGAGTGAGTAATATG